CTGGTCTTTTTACAGAGGTAGGTCTATCAGAATTAAAACTTCAAGACGGTAGACTTGTAAAAGTTTCCAATTTTTATGGTGCTTCCATTAAAGAAGAAAATAAAGAAGCGGCATATAAATGGTTAAGAGACAACGGATTTGGGGATCTAATCAAAAACCAAGTCTCTTGTAGCTTTGGGATGGATGAAGATGAGAAAGCTAGAGGATTGATTAACACTTTGAGTGAAAAGGGTTACCAATCTTCGCAACGCGAGTGGGTCGAACCATCCACCCTTCGCGCCTTTATACGTGAACAAACTGAAGCAGGTAATGATATACCTTTGAATTTATTGGGCGCGTATATAGTACAAAGAACAACGATTAAAGAATAAAGGAGAAAAGCCCTATGGCACAGACTAAAGCAGTTGCGCAAGCAGCAAAGTTAGATCTAGCAGTTCTTGCTAGTGATTCAAAGAATGCAAGTGGATTTGGCAATCTTGATTTATCAAGAGACATTGCTATCCCTTATATCAATATACTACAAACAACCAGCCCTCAACTTAATCCAGCGAAAGCGGAATACGTTGAAATAGCAAAAGTGGGACAGTTCTATAATACTGTTTCTCAAGAAGTCAGCGAGTCACTTAAAGTGATTCCTGTACTTTACCAACTACGATACGTGGAATGGAAACCACGTGAATCCGGTGGCGGATTTGTAGAAGCACATGATGCCGATAGTGGGATCCTGTCTAAAACAAAACGCGACCAAATGACATTTAAAGATGTGTTGGAAAATGGCAATTACATTGCCACTACAGCGTATCATTATGTCTTGGTTCAAGGAACTGATGGCAATTGGTCACAAGCCGTTATCAGCATGACATCTACTCAATTAAAAAAGAGCAGACGCTGGAACAGCTTAATGCTAACCCAAAAAGTTACTGGCCCATCAGGAAGTTTTACTCCACCTACTTACGCAGTGATCTACAAGCTTACTACAGTTAGTGAGTCCAATGATCGTGGAAGTTGGTTTGGGTATCAAGTTGAAAAAGTTGGTCAAGTTGAGGACGCTAATGTCTACAATGAAGCAAAATCATTTTCAACCGCAGCATCAAGAGGAGATGTAGAAGCTAAACCTGCTGTTGAGGGGGAGCCTGTAAAAGAGGCACCACAATCAAAAAGCAAAGAAAGCGACGAAGACATACCGTTTTAAGGTACGTCTTCATCAACTGGAGATTTAGTGGAAGAATTCAAATCTATATTTGAAGGGCTTGACGTAGCTTATGGTCAGCACCAATCCGAGGGGAAACGTGCTGACGGTAAGCAGGAAGGGAAGTCATACATTGTTAAAAAACTTGTTACGGAAGAGCTGTGGAGTGATCATCTGGCTGGTAAAGGCCCTTCTCTGGGCATTATTCCTATTATGGCTGATAATACATCCAAGTGGGGTTGTATTGATATTGATACTTATCCTATTGACTATAATAAAATAATCTTCACTATCAGAAAACTTAAGCTGCCCCTTATTCCGTGCAGGTCAAAGAGTGGTGGTCTTCACCTATTCCTATTTTTTAAAAACCCAGTAGCCGCAAAATTAATACGAGAGAAATTGCGAGAGGTTGCCTCAGGTCTAGGATATTCCTCCGTTGAAGTATTTCCAAAACAATCCACAATACTAATAGAAAAAGGGGACTTAGGAAATTTTTTAAATCTTCCTTACTATAACGCCAAAAATACAACAAGATATGCCTACAAAGATGATGGAACCGCCGCAACATTGCGCGAGTTCGTATCCTTATACAATAAATATTCCGTGGCCGGTACCGACGAAGTTGCAATCCAGGTATCGCAAGATGTCATAAAGGACGGCCCCCCATGCCTACAGCAACTGTGCACGCAGGGATTTCCACAAGGAACAAGGAACAACGGTTTATTTAACATTGGAGTTTATTTAAGAAAATTTGATCCGGATAACTGGAAAACATTACTGGAAGAGCACAACAGAAGTCACATGGCACCACCACTGGCGGCGCAGGAGGTTGTCATTGTCCAGAAACAACTGGAGAAAAAAGATTACAATTACAGATGCAAGGAACCACCCATCAATGCCTACTGCAATGCAAAGCTATGCCGGACTCGAAAGCATGGAATTGGACAGGGTGGCGCAACTATAGAATTCGGTGCCTTAACGGTCCAGCTGTCCATGCCGCGTGTATGGTTCCTGGATGTTAATGGGCACCGCTTAGAGTTATCTACGGAGGAACTTCAGATCCAAAGCAAATTCCAGCGAAAGTGCATGGATATACTGCGTATAATGCCCCGTAAGATGAAGGAATCACTATGGCAGGAGATAGTCCAAAACTTAATGGACAAAGCTCTCGAAATCAAGGTGTCAAGTGATGGGTCTGTCGCCGGTCAGTTTGAAGCTTACCTCCAGGAGTTTTGTACTGATCGCGCGCAGGCTCTCAACAGGGACGAGATTTTAATGAGGAGACCGTGGACGGAGGAAGGAAAAACATGGTTCAGGTTGAAGGACCTGCAGGATTATCTCACACGCAACAAGTTTACCCACTACAACGGGGGACAGCTTGTCGCACGTCTGCATGATCTTGAAGGCAATAGTGACAAGTTTAACTTAAAGGGTCGAACCACAAGGGTGTGGGGAGTTCCTGCTTTCCAGCAACAAAATTCAGAATTTGACATAAAGGAGGTGGACAGTGCCCCATTCTAAAAATTTATCTCTTTTTTGGGGCGCAATGAGGAGCAAAAAGTCAATAGCCTATATAGAAAAAATGATTCCTGTTTATGCTTGCAAATATCGTAAATCTGAGAAAGGATTTTTTCAAGAAATGTGGGCCAATCTTAAGAATAGTTGTGATAAAGATTCATCTTATCATAAATATAACAACAGGGTAGTAAAGATTAACAATGGCATAAGAGGAAGAGACCATCTTCTGGAGCTATGGGAAACACAGAAGAAACTTCTTGGAGGCCCTTATTGCATATACACGGGAGTTGAACTTACAACAAAAAAATCAAATGGACGAGGTCGCGGAGAGCAAACAAAAACAAACATATCAATAGATCGCATTGACTCTAATCTTCCATATCAGGAGGACAACATAGTGTTTTGCTCATGGGAGTTTAATAACAGAAAAGGAAATGTTACGATTGATGACTGTAAATTAATACTGAAAGTATACAAGGAGCGTTATGACAGAAACTAAAATCATACTTGGTCCTCCTGGCACAGGCAAGACTCACAACCTGTTGGATCTTGTGGAACAGGAATTGGCTAGAGGAACGCCACCGGATCGAATCGCATTCGTTGCGTTTACCAAGAAGGCGGCGAACGAGGCCCGTGACCGGGCAATGGAGAAGTTTAACCTGGAAGAGCAACATCTTCCTTACTTCAGGACACTACATTCCTTTGCGTTCCATCAGCTTGGAATGACCAAGTCAGAGGTGATGTCAAAGGATAACTACAAGGAGTTTGCACAGACATTCGGCATGGATCTGGGATTTGTCGCTGACGGCATTGAATCAGGGGGAGTATTCACTACAGATAACATACTAATAAATGAAGTTAATCTTGCAAGAATGAAATGCCTGGAGCTAGAGCACCACTACAACAATTCCAATTTGCAAGATGTTTCCTGGCATTCATTACTAAGAGCCCAACGCGCATTGGAAGAATTCAAGAAGAAGAAAGAATTATTTGACTTTACAGACATGATTGAACTTTATCTTAATTCAGGTCCAGTTCCTAAACTAGAAGTGGTATTTGTTGATGAGGCACAGGATCTATGCCGGCTGCAATGGAGAATGATTGATAAGATCGCTCAAGATTCAAAACAAATTTATATAAGTGGCGATGATGACCAGGCCATTTACAGATGGGCCGGAGCTGACGTAGAGCATTTAATTAATATGCCAGGAGAGACTGAAGTTCTTACCCAATCCTATAGGTGTCCCATGGTTGTGCAAAATTTATCACAAGAAATTATTGGAAGGGTAAGGAACAGGAGGCCTAAGAGCTGGAGAGGAACAAACAAGAAAGGATTGCTCCAATACCATTCCTATCCCGAGAGTGTTAATCTAAAGGACGAAGGAACGTGGCTGGTAATGGCACGCACACAGTACCTGTTGGATGAAATTGAACGGGATGTAAGGTTGCAAGGACTATTATATAAAAGAAACAATAAATTACCTGTTTCACAAAAGCTATTGAACGCGGTGGATGCATGGAAAAGATTGAATGAAGGGGAATACATAGAGTTTCCTGAAGTCAAGTCCATTTATTCTTACATGTCCACGGAAGTGGGAATTGATAGGGGATTCAAGCATCTGAAGACAGCCGGTAAAGAAAAATATGAAATGGAAGAATTGGTAATGCAACATGGTCTACTTGTATGCGGACGTCCTTGGGATGTAGCATTTGATAAGGTAGGCAATAGGGACAAGGAATTTTTAAGGGCAGTAGAGTCAAGAAATAATTCAGGAGATACTGAAGCAAGGATTAATTTAAGCACCATTCATGGCGCTAAAGGGGGAGAAGCAGACAATGTAATGCTTCTTACGGACCTACCACGAAAAGCACAAGAAGCCATGGAAGTGAATGCAGATGATGAATCTCGTGTGTTCTATGTAGGGGCCACACGCGCAAGGGAAGCGTTACATATAGTGCAACCACAAAGATATGGAGGATTTATAATATGAGCGCCCATAAAAAACAGATAGGTGGGGATCATTACAAGAGAATGGCAATACAGCCGAGCCATTACATCGTAAAGAACAAGCTTGGATGGTACGAGGGAAATATTGTCAAGTACATTACCAGGCACAGCATCAAGGGAGGAAGACAAGATGTGGAAAAAGTTATCCACTATGCCGAGTTACTTCTTGAAGATCAATACACTCCTAAGAAGTCTCGAGGTGAGATTATGGGAGAAATGACCAGAAAACACGTTAAAAAATTAAATAAAGAAATGAGGAAAATAAATGACGATAGATCTGTTTAAGACAGTTAATTCAAATTGGGTTGCCCCCACGGAATTTCCTAAACTAGAAGGCAAGGTAGCGGTGGATTTGGAAACATGTGACCCGCATTTGATCAAGGAAGGACCAGGATGGCCACGCAAGCGTGGATACGTCATTGGAATTGCGATAGCAAATGCCTCTTTCAAGGGTTACTACCCTATCGCTCACTCTGGTGGGGGGAATATGGATGAAAAGAAAGTTATCAAGTATATTAAGTCTATATGTGAAGACGGTTCCATTGAGAAATTGTTTCACAATGCTCAATATGATATTGGCTGGCTTTCCACACTGGGAATAGAAGTCAAGGGACGCGTCCATGACACCATGGTAGCTGCGGCGCTCATTGATGAGAATAGATTTTCCTATACACTCAACAGCATTGTTCATGAATATCTGGGTGAATTCAAGAATGAACAAAAGCTTAAGGAAGCAGCAGCGGCATTTGGTGTTGATCCCAAGAATGAGATGTACAAGTTACCCTCTACTTTTGTGGGTGAGTATGCGGAAGCGGATGCTGATTTAACATACAAGCTGCATGAGAAAATGTCATGGGAGATTGTCAAGGATAATCTCACAACAGTATATGATTTGGAATGCAAATTAATTCATGTTATTTATCGTATGACACAAATTGGTGTTCGATTTGACGCTGATAGATGCGTGACATTGAATGACAAGTTTAGAAATAAAGAAAAAAAATTAATGAAGCGCATCAAGAATCTTACTAACCTTAACATTGAAATATGGGCCGCGGCATCCATTGCCAAGGCGTTTGATTCATTGAATCTTCCATATGAAAGGACGGAAAAGACCAGTGCCCCTTCCTTCACGAAGATGTTCCTGACGGACCATCCGCACGAGTTACCTCGGTTAATTATGCAGGCGAGGGAATTGAACAAGTTAAGGGGGACCTTCCTGCATGGTCTATTAAACCACAATGATGACGGGAGGATTCATGCCCACATTAACCAAATTAGGTCTGACAGTGGAGGTACTGTCACTGGTCGCTTTAGTTATAATCATCCTAATTTACAGCAAATTCCGAACAGGGGGCAATTTGCGCAGGAGATTAGGAAACTTTTTATCCCGGAACAGGGTCAATACTGGCTTAAAGCGGACTACTCGCAACAAGAGCCCAGGTTACTTACCCACTGGGCGTGTCTCGTCGAACAAGATGGTTCTAGGGAAGTACAGGAAGCATATCATAAAAAAGACCTCGACTTTCACCAACAAACAGCGGACATGGCAGGAGTTGAGAGACGCCTTGCGAAAACTATCGGGCTAGGTGTCATGTATGGAATGGGCTACAACAAGTTAGCACGTGAGTTGGATATAGATCCACAGGAAGCGAAAAAGATGCTTGCTGACTTCCGTGCACGTGTACCGTTCATGCAAGGAATGCTGGAAGCGGTTATGAACCGCGCCAATAGCAAAGGTGTAATACGCACATTGCTTGGGCGTAAATGTCGTTTTGACTTATGGGAACCTACACAGTGGGGCGTGCATAAAGCGCTGCCTCTCAACCAAGCGAAGGTGGAATACGGGGACGCAATCAAGAGAGCTTATACCTACAAGGCGCTAAATAGACTGATTCAAGGATCAGCTGCGGATCAAACCAAGAAGGCGATGGTTGATGTACATAAGGAATTGGGAATTATTCCTCTCATACAAGTCCACGATGAACTGGACTGTTCCGTCAAGGATGAAAATGAAGGGAAGAAAGTAAAGGAAGTAATGGAGAATTGTGTGAAACTTGAGGTTCCGTCAAAGGTTGACATCAATATAGGAGAAAGTTGGGGGGAATGAGTTGGGCCTGTTCAGTACTGTTAATCTGTCTTAATTTTAATCCAGAAATGGGTTACACCAACAATGAGGAATTCATCGAAGACGTAAAGGCATGCACTCTTCACTTAAATTCAATGGAGGATGAGTGGGACAGGGTCCCAGTGGATTTAGTTGTGGCGCAAGCCATTCATGAATCTGAATGGGGTCGCTCCAGATTTTCCGTTGAAGGCAACAATCTTATGGGGATTCGCACGTTTGACTCAACAGATAACCAAATGAAGCCCATTAATATACCTGATTCGAGCTGGGGGCTTAGGATCTTTGAGACCAAGTGTGAATCCATATCCTATTATATTGATTTATTAAACAATAGCCACCATTATACGGACTTTAGGGAAGAGAGAATGGCGCAGTATATCAGTGACTTAGTTGACCTTGAAAAGTTAGCCATGACACTTGCAATTTATGCTGAAGACATATATTATACGAAAAAAATAATCCAGACATTGAGAGACTTGAATGACAACTAAAAGTGAACAAAAACCCGGGTACCGAGCCCAAGGAAAGAAACGAGCAGCAGAAAACAAG